AAGATGAATATTTCTCTAAAGATTTTTCGACTCATGCACAATTATTAAAGTGGTGCGCGCGGGAACCTGCGGGTATAGTAAAACCGTATATTCTCGAGTTATTGAAAAGAAGAATTGAGCAAAAAGAATTAAAGTTCGGGCCATCTTATTTAGAATTAAAATTACATGAATTACCAACTATAGAAATTTATAAAAAACATTTTGGATCATACACAGCTGCATGTCAGGAAGCTGGTGTGAAGCCTATGTATGGCTCACCTTTGCCTGATGTATGGAAAAATAAAATAGATGATGTAGAAATATTTATTGATACCCGCGAACAACAGCCGTTGCAGTTCAATAAATCGCAATCCTTAAAGCTTGACTTTGGTGATTATGCTGTAGGTCAGGATGACTATGATTATACTTATGTCGACCGCAAGGGAGAGCAGGATTTTAAATCAACATTAAGTAAAAATAATTTAGAAAGATTTGAATATGAATTACAGCGAACAAAAGAGTTTGATAGTTATTTATTTATTGTTACAGAAAGTCCAATTTGGCAAATAAAAAAGAATAATAGATGGGGCGCTCACAAATCTAACTTAAGTTATATTTATCATAATATGAGGGTTCTGAACCATAAGTTTGCTGGGCATTGTCAATTTATATTTACTAAGGATAGAGAGCATAGTCAAAATATTATTCCTAAGCTATTGGTTTTAGGCAGAAAGCTTTGGAATGTGGACTTACAATATTATATAGATAAGGATTTAATCTAATGGCGTGGGAAACAGGCAAGCAATTATCTCGCAAAGACGGGAAAGATTTTAACGAAGAGCTTTTGAAAATAGAAGGCTTCCTGGAAGAAAAGGACGCCAAGCTTTTACTATACAAATTTTTAAGAGAAAACATTACGTTTACCGCTGACTTAATCAGCGGAGTAAAGCTTTTCCCTTTTCAGCATATGGCCATTAACGCAATGTTTAACACTGATTACTTCATGGGTGTTTGGAGTCGGGGAATGAGTAAATCATTCACCACTGCAATTTATGCATATCTCGACGCTATATTAAATCAAGGGGTAGAAATAGGTATTCTTTCGAAATCTTTTCGTCAGGCAAAAATGATATTTAAAAAAATTGAGGATATTGCGTCGAAGCCTGGCGCTACATATTTATCTCAATGTATCACTCATAAATCAAAAAGTAATGATGAATGGCTGCTTGAAATTGGATCAAGCAGAATTAGAGCTTTGCCTCTGGGTGATGGTGAAAAGCTGCGGGGATTTCGTTTTCATAGGATCATTATTGACGAGTTCGCTCTAATGCCTGAAAGAATTTACAATGAGGTTATTATACCTTTCCTTAGTGTTGTAGAAAATCCAACTCAAAGAGAGGAGTTATATAATCTTGAGACAGATTTAATTCAGAAAGGAGAAATGACCGAAGAAGAGCGTCATATATGGCCAAACAATAAATTGATTGCTCTATCTTCTGCGAGTTATAAATTTGAATACATGTATAAAGCATATGAGCAGTTCGAGGAATTGATTATGCAGGGAAGTACCAAACAATCTGATGCTCATAGAATTATTATGCAATTCAGTTATGATTGCGCTCCAAAGCAGCTATATGACAAGAATTTGATTGATCAAGCAAAATCAACAATGAGTCAAAGTCAGTTTGATAGGGAGTTTGGTTCTATATTTACGGATGATAGTAGTGGGTATTTCAAGACATCGAAGATGGCCGCCTGCACCTTAAGAGATGGAGAGAGCCCAAATATTGAGGTCGTTGGAGAGGTGGACGCAAAATACATCCTAGCGTTTGACCCAAGTTGGGCCGAAAGTGAAAGTAGTGACGATTTTGCAATGATGGTCATAAAGTTAAATGACGAAAAGAAAGTTGGCACTGTGGTTCACAGTTACGCATTATCTGGCGCAAATTTAAAACAACATATATTTTATTTTCATTATTTATTAACTCATTTTAATATTGTATCTATTATTGGCGACTACAATGGAGGAGTTCAGTTTATTAATGCTTGTAATGAAAGTTCATTATTTAAAAAGAATAAAATTAATATTGGATGCTTAAGTACCAACTTTGATGATCTAGAACATTATCAGCAAAAACTAATAGAAGGAAAAAGAGAATATAGTTTAGAGACAAAAAATATTTGTTATTTACGTAAGCCGACTAGTCAATGGATTAGATTGGCTAATGAATTATTGCAGGCTAATTTCGATCATAAAAGAATATATTTCGCATCTCGCGCAATTGATGATGCATATAACGAACAGAGGAATAAAAAAATACCAATTCAAGATCTTAAATTTTTAAGAACCTCTCAAAGTTTGGAGCGTCAAACTAATGCAGCGAAAATGATTGATTTTGTAGAACACCAGTTCGATATGATTAATTTAGTTAAGTCTCAGTGTGCATTAATTCAGATAACCACTTCTGCTGGAGGCACGCAAACTTTTGATCTGCCTCCAAACCTAAAGAGGCAAACTGGGCCAGAAAAAGCAAGAAAAGACTCTTATTCTGCGTTAGTGCTTGGAAATTGGATGGTTAAGCTTTATTATGATATAATGAATGTTAAGGCAGAAAACGTAAATTATACATTTACTCCCATGTTTATAAACTAAGTGTATCTTACGTAAATGTCACTACCATATAAATATACAACAAAGTTCGATAATATCGTTCTTGCGTCAAGCGAAGTTGGGGATGCAAATATTAGTAAAGCTTCGCTGGAATCGCTCAGACCCTTAATTCCAAAGAATATAGATTTAGAAAAAAATATAGATCTATTGGCAGTAGCTTTTAATGCTGCTGTTGTAAATAAGTTTAATAAAAATGGAGATGGTATTGACAGCGAAACAGCTGTTGCGGTAAAAGATTATTTTGTTCATAAACCAACTAACATCGAGCATGATAGAGATAAAATTGTTGGACATATTGTTTCCGCAGGATTTTCAAAATATGGTAATTCGTCAGAGCTTATGGACGATGATGCAGCCTTGATCGAAGACCAGGCTTACAACATTGCACTGGCAGCCGTAATTTATAGAACTGCAAGCAAAGAGTTTGCAGAGTTGGTAGAAAATTCTACTAGCGAAGATAGCGATTATTATCAATCTGTTTCCGCAAGTTGGGAAGTTGGATTTAATGATTATGTAATTTCTGTGGGTGGAGATGATCTATATGAATCATCAATTATATCTGACCCAGAAGAAATTCAAGTTTATTCTTCATATTTAAAATCTTTAGGAGGAAAGGGAGAGTTAAAAGATGGAAGAAAGGTTAATCGATTAATTGTTGGGGATATTTACCCCCTCGGTATCGGATTTACTTCGAATCCAGCTGCAGATGTAAAAGGTTTAATTGCTGAGCAAAATAATAGGGCTCCAGAAAAGCCAAGCAGAAACGAACCAATTGATAAGATTATTATTAAAAGCAAAAAAACTTCCCATTCTTCTCAAGAAAATGTACTAAACAAAGAACCTAATAATACTATTATGGATAAAGAAACAATCATCAATGATTTCCGAGCAGCTTTAGACGAAAAGCTTGGCAAGCAAGATTTCTCTGAAGAAAGCGTCGCTAGCATTTCCAAAGTGTTTATCGAAGCTATCCGAGAGAAAGGCGAGCAATATGTCGCTGATCTTGAAAAAGCTAAAGCTGAAAAAGAAGAGGCTGTTCAGGCTCAAAACTCTCTTCAAGAAAAAATGACTGAAGTAGAGGACCAACTTAATTCAACCAAAGAGAAACTTGCAGCTTTAGAGCAAGAGAATTCCGCTCGCGAAGCAGAAGTTCGCTTTAATGCTCGCATGGAAGCTCTAAACGACCTTTACGACTTAGACGAAGAAGATTCTAAGATTGTAGCTTCTGAGCTCGCTGATTTAGACGAGACAGAAGAAAGTTTCGCAGGTTACCAAGAAAAGTTGGCTAAAGTTTGGAAGCATAAAAACAAAGAATTTATAGCTGCAGAGCAAAAAGCTTTTGAAGATCGCGTAGCTCAAGAAGTCGAAAAAAGACTGAGTGAGTCTACAGCAACATCTGAAGAAGAAAAAGAAGAGGTTTCGCAAGAAACATCTGAAGCTTCAACTGCAGAAGAAACAGAATCTGAAGAATCTGATGAAGTCGCTGACGCATTAGAAAATTTAGAAGTTGAAGAAGCTGCGGTCGTTAACAATAACGAAAGCTCATCCGAGGGAGATTCCCTGAGAGAGCGTTTCGCAAAAACTTTCAAAGAATCTGTTAAAATTTCATACTAATTATAGGAGAAAAAAATTATGGCAAAAAGACTACTACCATACCGAGACTACAGTGAACATGACGTTGTGAATTTGTTCGCACTTGAAGTTGGCAGCGGAGACTCCCTTTCTGGGTGGGTTGAAGCTAGCAGCGGAAAGTGGGATTCAGGCGTTGTTGTTTCTGTAAGCGCGGGAGCTCTACCTGGTGAGGTTTCCGAATTGCGCGCATCAACACCAGATAATCTTCGTGATTATCTTGGCGCTAGTTTTGATGGAGCGCATATTGGATTCAACGGATACCCCGCTAACGGTATGACCGTTGCTCCTGCTACAGCTGGCAGTCGTGGACTTGGAATCACTCTTCGTGAAACCTTGGCTTTCGACGAGAATGGAGAAAAATTACTCTATTACAAACAAAAACTTGATGAATCTCAAGCAGTGCTTCCAGGTCAAACAGTTCCTGTATTGACTCGTGGTTTAGTGCTTCTTTCTGCAGACGCAATTGACGGAACTCCATCTATTGGAGACGATCTCGAAGTTAAAACTGGCGGAAAATTGGGAACACAATCTTCTGGCGCAACAGTTGGTTCTGTTATCGCTATCGGAGAAGAAAGTAACGATTCAAGCGCAAAGAAGTATCTTTGCAAAGTTAGCTTCTAAGAAAGGAATTAAAGAAAATGAAAATTACTTTAGAAAGAACACCCGAGCAGCTCGAGCTTATTAAAGCTATGGCTTCGAAGAATAGAGACGTTGCTTATGAAGCACAAACTGCTTTGGCTGAATTTATCGGTCCAGTTTTGGCGGAAGTTGTTAATGCAGCTCCTACAGTAAGTAACATGTTTACTTCTCTTCAGTTTAACTCTGATGAAAGTCCTAGTATTCCTTTGGATCTTTATCACGACATTACTGACGAGGATTACATCCAAGTTTGGAGTCAGTCCGTACCAGGAGGTCTTCCAACTAACCAAGTCGCTCCTTCGCAAAGCGAGCTTAAGTTCACTACTTATACGCTCGACAGCGCTTTGAGTTTTGACAAGCGTTACGCTTCTCGATCCAGACTTGACGTTGTAAGCAAGACTTTCACACGCATGGCGCAAGAAATCCTTCTCAAGCAAGAGAAGACTTCTGCTACCATGATAATGACTGCCTTGGCAAACGCATCAACAAATTCAGAACAACACGTTATCCGTTCGGCTCAAGCAGGACGTTTTCTTCTTTCTGACTTGAACAAATTGTTCACAAAGGCAAAAAGAATTAACACATCCTGGAATGGCGGTACTCCTGCCGAGCGTCGCGGACGTGGAATTACAGATCTTCTCGTTTCTCCTGAAATCGTAGAAGAAATCAGAGGATTGGCTTATAATCCAATCAACACCAAGGGAGCAGATGGTGGCGCACCAAGTGCTGATACTAACGGTATCGCTGGTACAGACACTATGCGTGACGCTATTTTTAATAGCGCAGGTATCCCTGAGTTTTATGGCGTATCTATCCAAGAATACAATGAAATGGGAGATGGCCAAAAATGGAACTCAACTTTTGGTGTTGCTGCAGGCACAACAACCTATGCTGACAACTATGCAGTTCAAAGCAATGGTGGAGCTGCACGAGCAATTCAATCCGGAGAAGAAATTCTTGTCGGTGTTGATTTGTCTCGCGAGTCTATGATTCGCGCAGTAGCTACTGATTCCGAGTCTGGAGAAGAATTTACTCTTGTCGCAGATGATCAATTCGTAACACGCCAATCAAAGGTAGGATATTACGGCTCTCTTGAAGAAGGTCGTATGATTATCGATGACCGCGTGCTGCTTGGTCTCATTGTTTAATTTTAAACGAAATTAAATGCTTTAAAAGGTCCACCTCAGGCAACTGAGGTGGATTTTTTATTTAAATCGCTTATTATAAGTGTATAACCCTAGGTAAAAGGTAAAATTATGGCAAATAGAAAAAAACCGAGTCAATCTAAAGCTTCAGGTAAAGGTAAGTCCTCGAAGCAACCAAAATTAGAAGATTTACAACAAACAAATGGCAAAAGCTACGAGGATAAAGTGGCTAAAGCCAGGGAATTAGAGGACGTTCTTGGAATTCCTAAAATAAACCCATTTAAAACAAATGATAAAAACGTATTCAATGAAATGCTGAAAGATATGAATCTAACTGATCTGCAAGCGTTCGCAGTTAAGGTAGGTGTTTTCCCTTCTGGAAATAAAACTGTATTGAAAAATAAAATTAAACGAGCTTTTGATTCAAGTCTATACGGAAAAGGAAGCGTTCAAGTTTTAGGGGAACCTATTAAATTAGACCCCAAGAATCCAAAGCACAAGGAAGTTATTGACTACTTAAATAGTTGATGTGAGCGAAAGTCCTGATAGTGTTACATTTATAAAAGCACTTCCGAGCGGAAGCGCTAGTTACTTTATTGAGTTTCCTGCATCATTCGCTAATCCGCCAGCAGTCAATACCTCTTTGAGTAATAATAATTTCTCTGATGAGATATTGCCCTATATATTGTCTGACATTTCTAATGTTGGATTTTATATTCAATTTGGAGACGCACTAACGAGTGACACTTATGTAGTTAATGTAACTGCTGCTGTCGATGGCAGTTTTTCAAACTCAAGTATACCTATTCAGTATAATGGAACTAAAATGGGAGTGCTTGCAACTCAAATTTACGACCAGGAGATAGGTTTCTATACTTCTGGGGCAGAAAGGACTATAGAAATTGGCTTAATTGCAAATTGGCTAAAAGGGCATTTAGGCGAACTGAATACATTAATTTTTACATGCTTGAGTGGTTATAACCCAGAAAATTTTAATTTGGAAGAACAAGCCATAATCAGAGAGATGTACTTATCTGAATATAACAGAAAAGCTCATAGGCGCGTTCTTAGGGGTATTGACGGAAGCGATGGAAGCCCTGATTTTAGGATGATTAAAGAAGGGGATTCTGTTATTCAGAGGTCAGATAAAAACGCTACAGCGAAAAATTATCATGAAGCTTATTTAGCTTCACAAGAAAGGGTTAAGGAGCTTGTTTATGCATATAATATCTACGGCTCAAAACCAAATCAAGTCGCGGGAGGCGATGCGCCTAACGACAACAATACAACATTGAATAATTATTATTAATTTTGTGTAATATATCTTATGAGTGAATCAAGTGCAGATGTGAATTATAATAACAAAATTGTTAAATCTGAGTTATATCATCTATGGAAGAAATCCAGAATAATGTACGATATGATTAAAGATGATAATGACTTACAGGATTGGCAAAAAAAGAATATTCAGCAAGCAGGAGACTTGCTCGATAAAGCTTTAATGTTTAGCGAATATGATCAAATGTTTCCAAGTAAGGAAGAAAAGGTTGAGGACGAGAAAGATAAAAATAATTTTCTATCCAATCAAGATAAAAGGTATCCAACTCCAGTAGCTCAAGAAAGCGGTGATCAATTCGTCACAAGGTGCATATTAGACGCTAATATGAAAAAGAGGTATCCTGTCCAGTCAGATAGGTTTTCTGCTTGCATGGTGTTATTTAACGAGCATAAAAATAAACCTCAGGAACCTGAAGCCCCTAATAATCCAGGCGAAAAATTTGAAGACCCTATGCAAGTGGCGGAGCCTGACGAAGAAAACCCAACTAAACCTATACTTCCTTAATTTTATAATTCACTTCTTCTTTTAAGTAAGAGAATTTTATTTGTGAATTATCGTCTAATTCTTTAGAAATTAGCAGTCTTGAGAGTTCATTCTCTAGATTCTTCTGTATTAAGCGTTTTACTGGCCTTGCTCCCATTTTCTGTTTGCGGGCTTCTTCTGCAATATAGTTTATGAATGTTGGTGTTGCACCAACAGATATATTTCTACCTTTTAATTTTGCTGATATTTTGTTTATTTCTAGCTTAACGATTTTTTTGAGCTGTTCTGAGTCAAAATCTTGAAACAATATAATTTCATTTAATCTATTTAGAAACTCTGGTTTAAAAAAGCCTTTTAACTCAACCATTAATTTATCTTTTAATTGAGCTGCTGATTCAGCTTGATTGAATCCTATCATAGGTTTAGACACTTTTTCGCTGCCGATATTACCTGTTAAGATGATTATGCAATTATTAAAATTAACTTTGCGACCAGAATTATCTGTAACAAAACCTTCTTCTAGAATCTGCAATAATATGTTTAGTACATCTGGGTGGGCTTTTTCTACTTCATCAAAAAGAATTACGCTATACGGGTTTCTCCTGACTTTTTCAGTGAGCTCTCCACCTTCTTCGTACCCTACATATCCTGGTGATGCACCAATTAATCTGCTTGCGGATATTTTTTCTGAAAATTCACTCATGTCGAGTTGAATGAGTTTATCTTGTCCTCCAAAAATAAATTCTGCAATACATTTTGCTGTATAAGTTTTTCCTGTGCCGCTTGCTCCAACAAGCAAGAAGCTTCCAACAGGCTTTCTGGATTCATGTAGGCCAGATTTAGACCTTAATATACATTCGGAAATCTCCTCTAAGGCTTGCGTTTGTCCAATAATCTTTTTCTTTAAAGAAGCGAATAAATTGAGCATTTTTTCAGAATCTTTTTTAGATATATCATCTACTGGCACCCCAGTTCTAGATGAAACAACTTCAAAAATATCTTTTTCAGAAACTTCGATTTTTCTCAGCAGAGCCTTCTTGGCCCACTTCTCAATAATTCGATCATATTCTTCTAGTAAATCTGTCTGCCTTTCGCTTCGCTCAATGTCTATTGAGCCCAAGGCTTGCGACCTAGATTCGGAAAAAGCGATGTCCTCTAATTCTTTTTCAATCTCCTTGGCTCTTTTGGGTCTAGTAATACTTTTTATCTTAACCTTTGAACCTGCTTGATCCATAATATCAAGCGCTTTGTCGGGAAACTGCTTATCTAATAAATATCTTGCACTGAGATCTACGATTAATTTTAAAATTTCATCGGAATAATGAATGCTGTGAAAACTTTCATATTTCTTTTTTACTCCACGAATAATCTGAAGAGTTTCTTCTTTACACGGCTCTGAAACCTTTACTGACTGGAATCGTCTATCTAAAGCGCCATCCTTTAGAATGCTTTTTTTGTATTCAGTTTGAGTTGTTGCTCCAATACATTTAATTTCTCCTCTAGCTAACAAAGGCTTTAAGAGATTTGCTGCATCCATTCCTCCTTCTGCATTACCTGCTCCAACCAACGTATGAATTTCATCAATGAATAAAATTATATTTGGATCTTTCTTGGCTTCATCAATTATAGCTTTTAGCCTTTCTTCGAATTGACCTCTATATTTTGTTCCCGCTATTAAGGAACCCAGGTCTAGAGAATAAATGATTTTGCCAAGTAAAAAATCAGGAGCTTCGTTTCTGACTATTTTTTGAGCTAAGCCTTCAACGATTGCTGTTTTACCGACTCCAGGTTCACCAAGTAAAACTGGATTATTCTTGGTTCTTCTGCATAAAATTTCACACGCCATGTCAATCTCTTCTTTTTTGCCAATTATGTTGTCAAATTTACCTTTTAGAGCCAACACATTAAAATTAACTGCATGCTTTTCTAAAGAGTTTGCGTTATCTTTTGATTTTTGCGCTGGAGCTGCTTGCGGTTGTTTTGTTTTTGCTTCAGGCTGAGGTTCGTGCCTTACTAAATGCAAGTATTCTCTCACTTCTGCGACAATGTCATTCGCCGAAATATTAAATATAGAAAAATAAGCGGGAATCGGGGATTCCTCATACTTTAGTAAAGCTAAGAGTATGTGCTCAATGCCGACATATTCATGCTCCAGCTTTTCGCTAATCGATGCTGCAACCTTTAATACTACATGAAAGTGTTCATCGTATTCAGGTTCTTGGTTTTGCACGTCAACAGAATCAAGCGCAACAAAACTGTCTTCTAATTGAATCTTTATTTGATTTCTATCAATATTAAGAAGAAATAGTATCTCACTCAAAATCCCAGCATTTAACTGTATCATTCCATAAAATAAGTGCTCTAATGTTACATATTTATGGTAATATACCTCTGCGGTAGATTTAGCTTTATTAATTGCCTGTTGAGCCCTAGGAGTAAAGTTAGGTCTTGGTGTCATTTTCATATTGTTACACTCTAAATTACTTAACCTCAGACATTTTCATATATATCTTTTCGTCCATTATGCTCAATGAATCAAGGAAAATAATGTCTTCAGCTTTTCTTCCATATACTACTATTATATTCTTTTTTGAGGGAGTTTTCTTCTTTGATTCAAAATATCTATCATAAAAATTACCTCTACGAGAGTTTAGTAGCATTGCATCATATTTACCATGTTCATCGGTAATTGATAGCTTCATATATTTATTTCCATTGCGAGAGGTTCTTTTAATGCAGTCTTCAACTACTCCAATGAATTTACCTTTTTCATCTGCATCCATAAGATTTAAATCTCTTGAGTCTTTTAATGCTTCGTACGAATCAATAAAGCATGATTTTAGGGAAGAGCTATGGCTATAGCCAAGAAGTTCTGTCTCAAAATACCAATTCGCAAATCCTTGATACATTTTATTTTTATCATAAATTGTTTTGTATAAGTCGTATTTTTTCTTGAATGTTTTAAATCTAGATTCTTTCATTAGGGGTTTTCCATCGTCCCCTACTAGATTTCCTTTTTTAGCATCTGCTATGCAGTTTAAAAGCTTATATTCATATTTCTCTCCTAAAGCAATGAAGTTGCGCTTTTCTCTGTCTGTCAATAAGTTAAATGCTTGAGCCTCCAAGACCATTAATGATCGATTTTTACCTTTACTCTCTAAGGCTCCTGCTTGAATTAATGCACTGAGAATACCGATATTGAGTCCAGCTTGCTTTGCTGCAAGGAAAATGTCATATTTTGTTGGTGTCTCGCTGGAGCGAAAGTCTCGCAGGGACTCTAAAGATTTTTCGCTTACCCCTTTAATGCTATTTAAACCAAATCTAATATTCTTCCCTTCAATAGAAAAGTCCATACCCGACTTAGCCAAATCAGGAGATAATAACTTAATTCCAAAATTAGATAACTCTTGGCATACTTTGGCTATTTCTTCCTGCGGAGATGGCTCATACTTGGTCATTTTTAATAAAGATATGAAAAACTGCTGTGGATGGTTGAACTTAAGGTAAGTAGTCCAAGCAGATAGAGTTGCATATGCAAGCGAGTGGGATTTATTGAAAGAATAATTCGCACTATCTTCTGCCACGCTCCATAAGATATCAGATATTTCTCTTGGCAGATCGTTTTGCTCCACTTTATCTTCAATCTTCTTTTTCCAAGCAGGCATTTGATCAACCTTTTTCTTGCCCACAATCCTTCTGAGCTGTTCTGCTTCGTCAAGGGTGAATCCAACTTTAACTGCCATTTGCATCAATTGCTCTTGGTAAAGAGGAATTCCCCCTGTATAATCGAGCACATCGCTAAAGAATTCATGAATAACCTGAGCCTCTTCCGTTTCGGAATATGTGGCATAATTATCCAAAAATTCTAATGCCCCTGGCCTACCAATCGCCACAACTGCACTGAGCTGCTCTAGGTCCCTTGGCTTGATTTTCTTGCAAACTCTATAGTTTGTGTCAGATTCTAGCTGAAAAAGCCCGTGAGGGGTCTTCAGGCCTTGTAAAGGCTTATATATATCCGCGTCATTTAAGTCTACGGCAGAAATGTCTATATCTAGGTTTCTGCACACATCATAAATGACACTCAATGTTCTTAAGCCCAAAATATCAAACTTAACCATAAGCTCTGCAACCCAATTCATATCGTAACCCGTCACTAAGGCTCCGTCATTTGATTTCTGAATTGGGCAGATATCAGTGATTTTTTGGAAAGAAATTGCTATTCCACTAGGATGGACTCCGGTATTTTTATTCAAGCCTTCTAGCTTGAGAGCAATCTCAAAAACTTCTGGGTTGTTGGCTGCCCAATCTGCAAATTTTTCACTTTCTTCAATTGCAGATGAAATTGGCATAACCACGCCAAATCTTTTTGGAATAGTATCGCTAACTTCATTTACCTCTTGCTCTGAAAATTCACCGACAATTTTACCGCATTCTTTTACGCATAGTTTACCACTAAGAGTGTTAAGAGTTAAGATCTTAGCTGTACGAGCAGGATGCTTCTTTTCGATATATTCAATGACTTCAACCCTTCTTTCGTAAGCGATATCGTTATCGACGTCAGCTAGGAGACTACCATCAAGATATGTTGTCCCATCTTTTTCTATTTTTCTGGCCCTGCTTTTAGAAACGAAGCGCTCGAAAAACAAGCTATACTTTACCGGATCAACATTAGTTACTCCAATTAAATACAGCACTAATGATCCTGCTGCAGATCCTCGTCCTGGGCCTGTTGGAATATCATTTTCATGGCAATAATTTAATATATCCCAGTTTAATAAAATATAATCTATAAATCCTAACTCATCTAATATCTTTAGTTCTGATTTTGCTCTATCAAAATATTCCTTCTTGTTTTTGAACTTATCTATCCCTCTGTCGTATACTCCTTTGTGACAGAGCTTGCGAAGGAAGTCGAAATTAGAAATATCTTCTGACGCATCAAGCATTTCATAATACTTCTTTTCGATTTTAATTTCTGGCAGCTTTACGCCTGGAGGCGCACAATCTTGGTAATCTGTAAATTGTTCTGTAAAACTCATTATACTTCTATCTCCCATATCATTTTTTTGAATACTTCGTAGTTAACTCTAATGTCATATAAAGCATCATGCAATTTTTTCTCATCAAAGTCAACATCAAAATCTTTACAGCATTGCTTGAGATTGCAGCTTAAACCCCTCTCAATCAAGTGGTTGAGCCGATATTGCCACGCTAAAAAATTATCATCTTTATCTAGTCTAATTCTCTTTTTTAGAGCTTTTGCGAGACAAAGAGTGTCCACTAAATGTTCTGTATAGCTAAAATCAGCTTCTGCACTTTCATCAATTAGCTTGCGATGAACATTATGCATATAAACATCAAAGCCTAGTAGATTATGCCCAACTTTAAGATAGGAATCGTCGTACAAATACTTCTCAAAATGATCTAATGCAGCTTTTGGGCATGTAGCTTTTTTCTTATACTTTGCCTCTGTAAAGCCAGTAATCTTTGCTGCGTCAGGAGATACATTTAATTCGTCCCACTTTAACCAGTAATCTTTTTGCTCTACAATTTTATTATTTTCTATGACAAGAAATGCCAATTGCCACGGTTTATTATTGGATACAAGATTTAAATTACATGTTTCATAATCAAACAGTAAATACTTTTTATTCTTTTGAAATCTAAGCAGTGATTCTTTCATTTTTTTCCTTCCAGCTTTCGAAGCAAAATTCATTGCTCCCGAAGTGATCTAAATTTGGTTTTGATAGTGTTTTATTACCGAAGCTTCTACCAGTTATGCACTTATATGTTTGTAGAGCTTTTACGTCTTTTTTGTTTTTATAATATATACTTTTTGTATGTTGTGTTTTTAAATTATTATTATCCGCATATTCTTGCACCTTCTTTGCTACAAAAGTATCAAATGGAAGGGAATTGTTCTCTATAAACAGTGTTGGCTTGCAGAAATCGAAGTTTGGTGTGCAATTGCAAAATTTAATTAAATTATTAAATATAAATGAATCATAAAATGGCACCGCTAATAGTAGGTCTTTATTTTTCCAATACTTCTTTAATGTTTTGCGATCTACGCAGTTATAGTTTTCCGTATTAGCTTCGCTTGATATACTGTTTAGTAATTTACATCCATTTGAGTTTTTAGCAAAAATTATGATCTTATGAGAGCATTGCTGCGCTTCTTCTTTAGGGTTCGTCTTGGCGTTTTCTTTCATGTCTATTCTTAAGCCAAAAATTAATTTTAGCCCAAGATTATCTGCTTGTTTTTTAGCTTGAAGGAATCCTGTGAGGGAATCTTCTACTAGAATAACTTCTTTTAAATTATTTTCTGCAGCAATTGTAAAAACACTGTCCGACTTGCCTTCTTTATGTGTAATTGGATCATCAAGCGTTAATATACTTTTGCCTATAGAAAAGTGACTTTTAAATAATGGTAACATGCTACTATTCTATAAAAAATAAAGTTTAATGTCAAGAAAGAAAAGTTATTAACACACCTATATTCCTATTGACAACACCCCTGTAAAATGTTAATATTTTAAACTGAATATGGATATAAAAGTAAAAAAACGAAACGGCCGACTTCAAGACTTCAATGTCGAGAAAATTAATGCTAATGTCGAACGCGCATGTGATGATATTTCTGATGTGTCAGTAAGTGAAATTGTGCTGGATGCCCAGCTTCAACTATACGACAAAATTACAACTCAAGAGATAGATACCGCTCTTATATTAAGTGCGCGCGAGAAGATAGAGAAGGAACCAAACTATAGTTATGCTGCGGGCAGATTATTGTTAAATACAGTATATAAAGAGGTATTTAAGGAAGGCGTGGATTCAGACATTTTTAAACTGCAATACAGGAAAAGTTTTGTTCAGGGCATCAAGAAGCTAGTTAAAGGCGGTAAATTAAATGAGAGAATGCTGGAATACGATTTAAGTAAACTCTCTGAGGCTATTAGAATCCGCAGGGATCTTTCGTTTAAATATTTGGGTATACAAATTCTTGCTGATAGATATTTTATTAGAGAAGAAGGTAAAATCATGGAGGCCCCTCAATGTTTTTGGATGAGAGTGGCTATGGGCCTAGCTTTGAATGAGGAAAATAAAGAAGATTGGGCTATTAAATATTATGATATGTTTAGTCAATTCCTTTATACTTCATCTACTCCAACGCTTTTCAATAGTGGAACCGTGCGTTCTCAATTAAGTTCTTGTTATCTTAATACTTTTGATGATAGTATTGATGGTATCTTTGATGGAGCTTGGCAAGAGGCACGCAAAAGTAAATATGCTGGGGGACTTGGTCTCGACGTAACCCCTTTTAGGTCAACGGGTTCCCACATTAAAGGGACTAATGGAGTGTCGAGCGGACTTGTGCCTTGGTTAAAGATATTTAATGACCTCTTAGTAGCAGTAAATCAAGGAGGCAAAAGACCTGGAGCTGGATGCGCCTATTTAGAACCTTGGCATTTAGATTTCGAAGACTTTTTAAATTTAAGAAGAAACACTGGAGATGACCGATTAAGGTGTCACGATATGAACACCGCTTCTTGGATTCCTGATGAATTCATGCGTAGAGTTAAAAATGAAGATGTCTGGTACTTTTTTGACCCAAAAGAATCTGGCTTACATGATTTATTTGGCGAAGAATTTGATAAAAAGTATAATGAGCTATGTAATCAAGCAGAAGAGGGCTTGATTAAAAATTATAGAGTAACTCCAGCAAAAGAATTGTGGAAGAAAATGCTTAAGGTTTTATTCGAAACCTCGCACCCATGGAACACTTTCAAGGATCCATGCAATATTAGATATACCAATCAACACGAAGGTGTGGTTCATAGTAGTAATTTATGTACAGAAATTACGCTTCACACAAAGTCTTCTACATACGAAAAGGGTGAAAAGACAAGTATTGGAGAAACAGCTGTTTGTAATCTTGGCTCAGTAAATTTACTAAATCATTTAAATGATGATAATACTCTAGATTATGATAAATTAAAAAATACAATACATACTGCTATTAGAGCTTTAGATAGTGTTGTAGATCTTAACTTTTATCCAACTAAAGAAGCAGAGAATAGTAATTTAAAACATCGCCCTATTGGTTTGGGTATGATGGCATTACATGATATTTGTCACAGAATGAATATTAATATCGATAGTGATGAAGCTGTAGAATTTAATGATAAATTGTTTGAGTTTTATTCATATCATGCGATTTATGCGAGCTCTTTATTAGCCAAAGAAAAGGGTCGATATGAAACTTTCGAGGGTTCATTGTGGAGTCAAGACAAGCTTCCAATTGATTCCTATGCAGACCTAATGAAATACAAGGGTAATCCGTTTAAACCTAAGACTACTCTTGATTGGGGTGTTGTTAGAGAAAGTATCTCACAAAATGGTATGCGCAATAGTAATGTTATGGCTATTGCTCCTACAGCTACTATTGGTTATATCAATGGCGTAGAGCAAAGTATAGAGCCTAATTTTTCTGTATTATTTGTTTACGAGAATAAAAGCGGGAATTTCTTTATTACTAATCAACATTTTATTAATGACATGAAGTCTGCCGGACTGTGGAATAGTGAGGTAGCTAAACTTGTAAAAAGTGTTGATGGAGACCTTTCATTATTAAATGGCGATATTCCATCTGAATTAAAAGAAAAATATAAAACGGCTTTTGATCGTGATATGTTTAAATTAATCGAATGTAATGCAGTTCGTCAGAAATGGATTGATCAAGCGGTGAGTTTTAATCTATATAATAAATCTACTTCATTAAA